GGAACGGCGTTCGTCATAGGGCACGACACGACCGTTATTGGAAGCGGTGAGACCGCTATCGGCACAAAGGAGACATAGAATGCCAAGATATCTTACTACTGAGGACATCAAAAAGATAAGTGAGCTCACTGAAGCTACGAGTGCCGCTGGCTCTTGGATGGTGTCCATCGATGATGGCACAAATCCTGTGTACAAGATTACACTGACGAACCTCATGAAGCTCCTTGTTCCATATAGCGGTGCTGTAACCGACCTGCTCATGGGGACACATGATGTCACTGCCATGCGCATGAGCATGACTGAAATCTTCCTGTCCACTACGCCACCCGCAGTGATACCTACCACGAAGGGCGCATGCTATTGGGATGCCGATGCTGACACATGGAGCCTTGTGCTTTCCGATGGTGTCGTGTTGCGCCTCGGTTCGGAGAACTATACGAGCTGTATCCGTGATGGAAGTGCACCTAATCCTATCGTGCACGGAACTCCGGTGTACATGACGAGCGTGTCCGGTGCGAAGCCTCAGATTGATGTCGCTCGTGCCGACACTGTTGCGAAGATGCACGTGGCTGGCATAGCGACACATGACATAGCGACAAATGGACGCATCAGCACATTCGGATTGGTGCGTGCCGTGCCTCAGACGGTGTTCCCTGCTGGTGAGTCTTGGGTGGCAGGTGACAAGCTTTGGCTTGCTCCTACCGGCGGCATGACCAATGTAGAGCCCACAAAGCCTACTCCCATCGTGCAGGTCGGGCTTGTGCTGAGTGTCGATGGTGTCACAACGTTCGACATGCTTGTAAATATCGTGCATGCACATGGCGTGTACAGCTTGTATGATGTGGCTGGTGATGCACCAGACACTACGAACCAAATGCTCGTGTGGAACAACACTCTGTCCTACTGGACGAAGAGCGATGCTCTCATCACGTTGCTCAGCAACTCTTCAGTTGCTGGCTCGATATTGAACCTCATCAAGCTCAATGCTCAGAACGCAGACTATGACAATGCTGTATCTGGCCTTTCCGCTGTGACACTCAAGAACGCCATTGATGAGCTCGATGGGTTTATTGACACATTGAAGGCAAGTGTAGCCACGTCTGGCTCCGTCCTCAATTCAATCAAAATCAAGGCTGAGGAAGCCGACCTCACTGATTCTGAGAATAGATATACTGCCATTACCATCAAGGGTGCTCTTGCTGAGATTGCTGGTGCTGGACGTACCACCGAGACCGTGAAGGGCAACGCTGATGCTATTGCCACGTTAAACGATACCGTTGGAACTGTTGGCTCCATCCTAAAGTCCATCAAGGACAACGCAGAGGATGCCACGTTCTCACCTGCTGAAGGCTCTGGTATCACATCTGAGACCATTGAGAATGCAGTCAACGAGGTAGGCACTGACGTTGAAGGATTGAAGACAAGCAAAGTCGCTGTCTCCGACATCATCAACGACTTCACGACAGGCGGTACGACCAAACCAGCGAGCGCTGATACGGTAAAGACGCTAAAAGGTATCACCGATGCCCTTGATTTTCGTCTTTGGGCTATTGAAGCTGGTATCCTTCCACTTGGTGCGCTTTTTGAAGGTATGCCATCCGTGGTCACGGGTTCACGCACACTAAACAACACAGGACGGACGTTACGTGTGAACTCTGGTTCGATGAACGCTGACCCGTATCCACAAACTGACATACGTTTTCAGTTTCCATTCAACGAAATTCGAACTGCTAAAATCACCGCTGATTTTCAGGTGGTAAGTTGGCTTGACGAGCCTGATTTCTTGGATGCTGAGGGCATCATAGCTGTTCGAGTTCCAAGGGCATATATATATCTTGATGAGTTTTACAATCTTGTTCTAGCCAAGCATAAAGCTACTGGTGCGATTTGTCCTCCGTTGTTTGTTGACCAGACCACGGGTGAAGAGCGTGCATTTGTGTGGGTTGGGGCTGACAAGGCAACCAAAATGGTCGGTCAAAACAAACTTGATTGCCAACTTTTAACCCCATACTACACGAGTCAACGTGAGGACACCGTTCTCAGACCATACGCTGAAGCGGTTGGCGCTGGTTGGTCTCAAGGTGATATCGCTCTGCGTGATTATCTGCAATTCCTGATATTGATTGCAGGAGCATCGTGGGATACACAGACGGTGTTCGGTCGAGGCGTGTGTGATTTGCGATACACAGATACTGACAGAGTGACTACGGCTAGTGTTACTTCAAACTATGTCATTGTATCGGATGCGGTTGGTGCGTTGTATAACGTGAATGAGTGGGTAAATCTTGGTGCATCACAAGGCAGTACATCAGTTTTTGCACAACGGCTCATCACGCTCAAGGAAACAGATTTTGACAGTGCTGGGAATACGAGAATCACTGTTGATGGCGCAACGTTCACCACGGCTATAGCCAATAGGTTATGGCACGCTCCACAACTTGTGAGTGAAGCCAACTTCATGGCGATGGGCAACGAATGCGGATATATCGGCACAAATGGACGAGTGCCAGTATCGTTCTTTGGAATTTATAATCTGTGGGGGAATGTTTGGGAGTGGTGCGATGGGATTTTTCATGTTGGCGATACCGTGTACTATACATATGACCCTACAAAATATACACAAATCGGAGCAACACAACCGACACTTGCAAACTTCACAGAACATCCGACAAAAATCCCAACGACAAACGGTTATTGCGGACAATTCGCGGGGAGTCCAGCGATACCGTCAACACTGACAGGAGGTGGAAGTTCAACAGGGGTATGTGATTACTATTATTATGCTACAGGGTACGGGGTGTTTCTTGTTGGTGGTTTTTTGTACAATGGTTCTCATGTTGGGTTCTTCTTTTGGTATGGTTCCTATGTCCCTTCTTTCTCCTACTGGGGCATTGGGTCTCGCCTCTTAGGGAGACCGTAGTCTTGGGGGTTTGGGGGCGCACAGCCCCCAAAGAAAGAAATTGATGTTTTTGGTATTAATAGGGATATCGTGCAAGAGATTTTTCATGTTGGTGGTAATTTGAACAATGGTTCTAATGATGGGTTCTTCAATTGGAATGGTAACAATGAACCTTCTAACTCCAACTGGAACATTGGGTCTCGCAACTTTCTAAAATGTGCTTTTAATTTTGGATGATATTCCTTACCACTTGGTAAAAATAATGACGTTACGGATAGCTTGAGAAGCGAAAGCAGGGAAGCTATAGTCAATAGAAAGAGGGGTTTGATGCACAAGACCAAACACGTGTGGGAAAAGATTACTGACATAGATAATATCAAACACGCCATTCTCAGGGCTTCACAAAAGAAGCGAAAGAGAGTTGGTGTGCAACGGGTTTTGACCGATATAAATTATTATGCACAGATGATTCAAACCATGCTTTTGGAAAAGACATTCGTTCCTTCTCCGTACAAAGAAGTCATAATCAAAGACGGTAGTTCTCAAAAAGAACGAGTAATACACAAACCTCAATTCTTTCCTGACCAGTGTATTCATTGGGCATTAGTTCTGCCTCTTGCTAAAGAATGGGGGAACAGCATACAGCAAAACTCCTGTGGCTCAATACCAAATAGAGGATTGCATTATGGCAAAAGAAAAGTGGAACGATGGTTGAAGAATACAAGAAAGAAAACCAAGTATTGTTATAAGTTGGATGTGAAAAAATACTATCAATCAGTTGACCAAGAACTATTGTTGGCTATGTTTAAAAGAAAGATACACGACAACAATACTTTATGGCTATTTGAGAAAATCGTACACTCACATAAACAGGGTCTCCCGATAGGAAACTATACTTCTCAATGGTTTGCAAATTTGTTTCTTGCTGGCGTTGACTGGTATGTTGTTCAAGAACTCGGTGTCAATCACTATGTACGATATATTGATGATATGGTTTTATTCTCCCCAAATAAAAAATCACTTCACAAGGTAAGGAAACAATTGGAAGCCATTCTGACCAAGAAGAATTTAAAAATAAAACACACATGGCAAGTATTTAAGGTTGTGGCTAGAGGGGTGGATTTTCTGGGGTATAGAATGTTTCACACCCACACGATTATAAGAAAATCTACTGCGTACAGAATTCATAGGAGAGTCAAGAGAATAGACAATCCTCCTACCCTGTCTCAAGCGCAAGCCGTAACAAGCTATTTGGGAATCACTAAACATTGTGATTCATATAATTTTATGCAGAGGTTCGTGTTGCCTTTCATAAATATAAAGCAAATCAAGGAGATACAACGTGAAAACAGTAAATCTTTCGCAACAGCCTGAACTCTACACGGCACAACGAATAAAGACGGACGTGATTATAACACTCTATGACAACATCGTTGAGAACAAAATCGATGGTGATGAACCAAGAATTGAGTATACCGCAGATATGTACCAGCTCAAATTGCAGTATCGCAGTGGCATTTTGAGTGCGGACAACTATGAGACAATGCTCGATTTTGCAAAGCGGTTGCATACCCCACAGACGTATGCGGAGGCGCGACAGGCACGGGATGTGTTGTATGGATAAGCTTGGTCGAGAACCGCTGAGGGATGCGATACGGGTGGCACAATAATGGACGAAGAACTACGGATACGGCGTGACATGATACTGAGTTTTGCCAGCAAGGGACAACTTACGGACGATGTGGTCAAAGCGGTGCTTGGTGACAAATATCTATGGGATGCTGATAAACAGGAAGTGGTGGAAGTATATGAAGATTCCAATTGACAAGCAACTCCATTTCCTCTGCTCCTTCGCAATCTTGGTGGGTGTCACGGCATTCACCAAGAACATCCATCTAGGATACCTGACTGCTCTAGCATTTGGCATTGGAAAGGAATGGTACGATAGTAGGCAGAAAGGGAACTATTGGTCGTGGGGAGATTTGGTGGCTGATGTTTTGGGTATCACAGCAGGAATTATCATAAGAGGTATATGATGGAAGTGTATCAATTCGTACTGGACAATATCTCAAAGCTTATGCAGATGCTGTTTCGCAAGGCTGGTGGACAGATAGGTGACGGTACGAACTATACCGAGTTTGAGTCCACTGGGTTTGCAAAGGCTGTTGGTGATGCATGTGCATATGATGATATTGTGATACGTGCTATAAATTTGAGAGCAGGTGCAACTCCACCAGCATATAACACGTTCCAAGACAGTATTCAAGGTGTGGCCTTTGAGAATCTTGCGTCAGATATAGTGTATGGCTCGTTTGAGATTCCACACACATACAAGGAAGGCTCCGATTTGGAAGTGCACCTGCACTGGTCTCCGTCTTCAACGAACACAGGTCGTTGTGACTGGGTGATGAAGTACACCTATGCAAACATGAATGGTGTATTTGGTGCTGAGGAGACACTTACATTCCAGCAGGAAGGTTCAGGTGTGGTAAATAAGAACCAGTATGTGAGTGCGAATGTATTCATTGACGGTACTGCAAAGGCATTGAAGATTGGTGCAGTGTTCTTGTTTGCGCTCTCTCGTCCTACAGGTGATGCATTCACTGGTGATGCGTTTTTACATGAAGTCGGAGTACACTACCAAAGGGACACACTAGGTAGCCG